TCTTTGTAGTATGATAAACTCTGTAAGGAATACTGTAATTGCTATTTTAAATAAAAATAACTACGGATATATTTCTCCATCTGATTTTAATTTGTATGCTCAACAAGCACAATTAGAATTATTTATGCAATATTTCCCTAATTATAATACTGTTATAAATAAGGAAAATGCTAGAGCATCAGGAACAGATTATGCTGATTTTGGAAAGTCATATGCAGAACAATTAGAAGAATTTATAGTAACAAATTCATTAACAAATACATCTGTAACAAGTACATTATCAAATGTTTACTATTTACCATCTGTAACTACAACAGGAGATGAGGACTATGTTATAAATAAAGTATTATGTTATTCAAAAATACTTGCAAGTGGCGTAAATACATCTGTTGTAGCATTTCAATTAGTTGATACAACTGCTAATTTTACATTAGCGGGAGTATCTGTTGGAGATATTATTGTAAACACATCTGTTTCACCAACAACTACTGCAACAATTACTGCAGTAACAGCTACAATATTAACATTATCTGTAGATATTTTCTTGGTGACTCCAAATAATTATACAATAATGGATGTGTCAGTTCAGAATGAAGCTGAAAAAGTTACAGCAGGTAAAATAACTTTACTTGGGATGTCACCTCTTACAGCTCCAACAATTCAATATCCTGCATATACACAAACAAGTGATACAATAGTTGTTTATCCTTCTAATATAAATTTACCATTACAAATTCAAGCTACTTACTTTAGATATCCAAAAAATCCAAAGTGGACTTATATTTCATTAGCAAATGGTGAGCCTGTATTTGACCAATCACAGCCTGATTATCAAGACTTTGAAGTAGGAATGCAAAATGAAACTTCATTAGTTGTTAAGATACTTCAATATTGTGGTATATCAATTAGAGAAACATTAGTTGCTCAATTTGGAAAGCAAGAAGAGATGGAAAACAATGCACAAATACCATAATATATAAAACATGGCATATATATCACAGTATGAATATTATGAGAATAATGGAAACAATCCCGATGACTTAAATTGGGGTTCATATCAATATGTTAGTTTAGCTGATATTGTAACAAACTTTCTTTTAATGTACTCAGGAAATCATTCTTTAGTAAACAATGAAGAAAGGTTTAAAATTTTATTTCACGCAAAACGTGCAGTTCAAGAATTAAACTATGATGCCTTTAAAGAAATAAAAATATTAGAATTAAATGTTCCAAATACATTAAGATATATATTACCTTCTGACTACGTTAATTGGGTAAGAATATCTATATACCAAAATGGTTTATTAAGACCATTAAGTGAAAACATTCAAACTCTTTCATCAAAAGCATATCTTCAAGATAATCTTTCAAATATATTGTTTGACCAAGATGGCAATGCTCTTTCTCCTCAGTATTCTAATATAGATTTTGATAGGATTAAAGGACAAAAAAAATCAATATACTTAAATGCAGGAAACCAATTTAATGGTCAAATGGGTTGGAATGTTGATGGGCAGTGGTATTTTGATTATGCTATTGGAGCAAGGTTTGGTTTAAATACAGAAACGGCAAATGCCAATCCTACATTTTCAATAGATAAAAAATCAGGTGTTATTAATTTTGATTCAGGAATGTCTGAACAATTATGTATTTTAGAATATGTATCAGATGGCATGGAGGGAGGAGATAATTCTTTAATAACAGTAAATAAATTATTTGAAGCTTATGTTTATGCATATGTAAAATATGAAATTTTAAATGCAAAATTTGGAGTTCAAGAATATATTATTCAAAGAGCTAAAAAGGATAAGCAAGCGTTATTAAGAAATGCAAAAATAAGAATAAGTAATATTCATCCGGGAAGACTTTTAATGAATTTAAGAGGATTAGATAAAATATTAAAATAGTATGCCAAAGTTTACTAGAAACTTTACTGCAGGTAGGATGAATAAAGTTCTCGATGAGAGAATTATTCCTAATGGTGAGTATATTGATGCGATGAATGTCAGAATGGGTTCGACAGAAAATGCTGAAATTGGGGTTATTGAAAATACAAAAGGAAATCTTTCACTTACAACTTTAAAGTTTAACAATACATTATTAAGTGTAGATGCTAGATGTATTGGGGCATATGAAGATGGTTCACTAGAAACAATTTATTGGTTTGTTCACGATCCAAGTTTTTCATTGGGTAACACAGGTAAACTTGACTTAATTGTTTCCTATAATACAAATACATTTTTATTAATATATCACGTTATTACCATAGATAATGGTGTCAATGGTGGTGGTGTAAATACAACATTAAATTTTAATCCTCAGTATTTAATTACAGGAGTAAATAAAATAGAAGACTTATTATTTTTTACAGATAACTATAATGCTCCAAGGTCAATAAATGTAAATAGAAATTATGCTATTCCTTCAGGTGCACCTCTTATTGATGCCGGTAGTAGTGCTGCAGCATTGTTACTTGAAGAGTCATTACTTGTAATTAAAAAGCCACCTTCAGAATCTCCAACTGTACAGTTAGTAAATACTCAAGGAGAACAAAACTTTTTAGAAGAAAGGTTTATATCATTTGCTTATAGATATTTATATGCAGATGGCGAATACTCAGCTACATCTCAATGGTCTGACATTGCTTTTTCACCAAATGGGTTTGAATTAACTGTTGAAGCATATTTGAATGAGGGAATGATAAATGCATTTAATGCTTGTCAAGTTACTTATTATACAGGAAACTCTCTTGTTTTGGGTATAGACTTATTATTTAAGCAGTCGGAAAGCAATATAATAAAAGTAATTGTAAAACAAAATAAACAAGATTTAGGAATTGCAAACAATATATATACAAATATAGTATTTGACAATAGCAAAATCTTTACTGTTTTACCTGAAGCTGAGTTATTAAGATTATACGATAATGTCCCAAGATTTGCTAAAGCTCAAACGCTTATGGGTAATAGATTAATGTATGGAAATTACATTGAGGGATATGATTTAGTGTCACTTAATAATCAACCACTACAACTTACCTATGTAGCAAATTTAATACAAGAGGAAATAGGCACAGAAACTTTAACTTCAACTGATGAAACTTCTGTTTATGATATAGATATAACATCTCCAAATTATAGTGTTCCTGATTCTATTTTAAGAATAGATTTCGCTTCTTTAGCTTTACCAACTTATGCATCAAATTTAATATTAGGAGCTACAATACAAATTCAATTAGAATTTACACACGATAGTTATACAGGAGGAACTCAGCCTACAACACAAACAGCAAATACAAGTATTTCATCAACATTTACTCTTGCTGCAAATTATACTTCTCCATTTGCTTTATCTCAAAGTGCTGAATTTCAAGAATGGGTAGGAACACTTACAAATATACTTCCTGTTTATGACCCAAATCCTGCAGTTGATACATCTTGTGCGGGAAGTACATTTACTGATGATTTTAATTGTTCTATACCTACAAATCAAGCTAGTGGATGGGAAAAAAGAGCTTCAGGAATTACTGCTATAGATGAACCAATAAAAATAATAGCAGTAAACACAAACACTTATATTGACTTGCAATTAGTTGCAATGCAATATGAAGATGTAAACAATCCTTTAACTTATGCATATGAATATTATAGTATACTAAGTAGTCTTGTCACATTTAATAAACTTGGAAATGCAAGAAGTTTACATAGCAATAGGGGATATGAAATAGGAATTGTTTATATGGATGATTTTTTACGTTCATCAACAGCCCTTGTAAGCCCTTTAAATTCGGTTTACACTCCTTGCTCATCATCACCAAATAAAAACTCAATACGGGTTGAGATACCTGTATCACAAATAGCTCCATATTGGGCAACAAGATATAAGTTTGTAATAAAACCTGACCAAGAGGGATATCAAACAATATACTCAACTCTTGTAGTTCAAGATGTAGACAGTTTATTTTGGTTTTTACTTGAGGGTGAAAATATGCAAAAAGTTGAGGTTGGAGACAGGCTTATTGTAAAAAAAGATTCAAGTGGACCAACTGAAGAGTGCTTATATACAACTGTTTTAGAAAAAATAGCAAAGCAAGCAACAGGTAATTTTACTATTGAAGGAGTTTATATGCGTTTGGAAGCAGGTAATTTTGACTCGCAGGTTAGTCCTATTCCAATTTATAGTGATAGTTCAGGAGGATATAATAATGAAGTAGCTGTAGTTAATTGGTGGGAAATTGTTCCTCCTGCAGTAATACCTACTGACCTTGATGTTCCTGTTGGTTCAATAATAGGTATTATGTTGTATACTTTTAGAAAAAAATCATTGTCTTGTGTAAGAAGAGAGGCTAATCCTTCTCAAAGTTATGCTTATTTTACTGCTGCTCAATCTTATGCTAACTTAGAAGATTGGTTTACAGCAAATCAAACAGCTATTATGGCATCATTAACATCATTAACAGCAGGTGGTGGAATGAGTTGTATATTTGTAAATTTTTATAATGTATCTGACGCTACTATGGCTTCTATTGTATCAAGTGGAGCAGATAGAGATGTTATAAAGTTATATATAAATCGTGACCCTGTTACTAATTTATTAAGATTTTGGATGTCAGGAACTGTATTATGTACAAACTCATTTCCATCTACAAAATTATCATTTTCATTACAAAGAACTACAATAGAGCCTGACTTTATATTTGAAACACTTCCAATAGATGCTTTGCCTGATGTGTTTTTTGAAAACAATTTGTCATTTGCTATAAATCCTACTACAGGAGGACATGATGGAAATGTGCAGAACCAAGACTTTCTTTTAAATTTGCCTGCAATTATAGACACGGGTTTCTTTAATTGTTTTTCTTTTGGCAATGGAGTTGAAAGTTATAAGGTTAGAGATTCAATAATAGGAAGAGAATTTAATCTTGGAGAAAGAGTAACATCTGTTTCTGCTCAAGATTATAAAGAGGCACATAGATTTTCAGATATAACATACAGTGGTGTATATAACCCTGAAACAAACTTAAATAAATTAAATGAGTTTAATTTAGGACTTTTAAATTTTAAATATTTAGAATCTTCTTTTGGACATATTTATATTTTAGATGGTAGAGAAACTGATGTCTTATGTCTTCAAGAAGACAAGATATCATATGTATTAGAAGGAAAAAATTTATTGTCAGATGCAGGTGCAGGTAGAGCATTAACTGCTGTTCCTGAAGTATTAGGAACTCAAATTGCTAGAACTGAAAGATTTGGAATAAGCCATAACCCTGAAAGTTATATTCAATGGGGTGCTGATAGATATTTTACTGATGTAAAAAGAGGTGCTGTAATACATCTTCAAGGAGATTCAATGCAAAGCGATAAGTTACAGGTGGTATCAGAGTTTGGAATGAGAACTTTTTTTAGAGATGAGTTTATTGATGCTTCCACAACACAAAAGCTTGGAGGTTATGACCCATATATGAACGAATATGTTTTAACAACAAATGACATAGACATTCCATTTATTGTAGATTGCATTGGATGTGGTCAAGTAAGTACTTATTCAATAGATAATACTGATAAAGATGCAAAAGAAATAAGCTATTGCATTAAATTAAATGATTGCATTGGTTTAGGAAATATTGTTGTAACAACAACAAGTATGTCAAGTGGTTCTTCTATTGTTATAGATATTACTTATGATAATTTAACAACTACAAATACAATAACAACTGTATCAAGTAACACTTATAGTTATAATGTAAATAATCCTACTGTGTTACAGCTTGAAGTTGTTTTAACTATTTCGGCAGATGCAATTGTAGTTTTTGATATTGACAATCAATGTCAAGATTGTACTCCAATAAATTTAGTTCAAGTAGTTATAACAGATGGAGTAGATGCAGGTATGTTTATTCATAATCAATATAATTATACTGACAATACTTTACTTCCTATATATTCTTCTCCATTACAAAGCAATCAAGTTACTTTTGCTTTTCCGCTTGTAAATCCTTTGGTATCATATTATAGTATAATATCAGGATTTCAAGGTCAAGGAAGTTTTCCATATCCCGGAGTAGACATGGCTTTATATACAAATAAATTTGGCATTGATGATTTTGATGTTACAATACCTCCAAATAAATTTTTACATTATACATCTAATACTTTTTATTCAAATAATCAAGTAGATATAACAACATTATTATCACTTGCAAATAATATTACGCCTCTTACAAATCCATCTTTAAATCAATATAAAGGTGTTTATAATGTTACTTCATTGAATAGTTTTTTATATTTAATTTGGGATTTAAGAAAAACATTTGAAGTTGAATTATGTTATAGCGAAAGTAATTGCGCAGATGCTTGTGCAGATTGTTATACTCCTCCTCCTTGTAATTGTGGGTCTTGGCTTGTAGTAAACACCAATGACCACGAATGGTCAAATATTCTATATGTTGGTTGTGATGGAATTACTTATCAAATTGGAGATGAAGGGCATTATGGGTATACGTTCCCTCCTTTTGGAGCAATATTTATATGTGCTAGAGATTTTCCTGCAGAATTTAGAGAGCCGAGTTTTATATATATAGATTTAGGTTGTTTTTGTTGTCAAGACCAATGTGTAAGTTTTACTATTGAAAATACAGGTGGTGAAGACATAGTATTTTTAGGAACACTTGATTGTAATAACTCAGAAATTATTCCTGTTCCAATTAATGCTTTAAGTACTATTCAACAATGTCTTACTTCATTCCCTACTTTAGGTTATTTTACTATTGCTCAAGGAATTGATAACATTGAAGATTTAGATTTTACTTTTAATGATTGTGGATGTGATGATATATGTTGTTCTACTTATTACCTTTTTAATCCTACAGAAACTACATCTTATTCTATTTTAGATTGTGATGGTAATTCATCAATACAACAATTGCAACCAAATAATGGTATATTTGTGTGTGCTCAATCAATAACATCACAAGAACCTAGTTTATTAATTGAAAACATAAATAACTGTAATTGTTGTTTAGAATGTTATACCGTTAATGTAACTAATAACAATGCTATTCCAATTAATTTAACAGGAGTATTTATATGTAATGATGTAAGAATTTCTACTGAAACTATTCCTGCCGGAAGTACTGTACAACTTTGTGTTGAAAGTCTTAGTAATTGGGAAATAATACCTGTAGGCCCGGGTTCGTTTAGTGGATTACTTGTAGCTATTGAATTTGTAAATTGTGATTGCCCACTTTAAAAAATAAAAATTATGCCTGCTTCAACTTATTATTTAGATGCCGTAGATTTGTTTTCTGCATATGTTATTTATGCAGATAGTAACATGACTGCTTTAGCGGCAGCGGGATATTATTCTGATGGAGTAATTTGTAGGTATTGGCATTATGATGCAATTCTTGATTATTTTATACTAGACCCACCAACTTATTGTGAAAATTAAATATGAGCTTTAAAACACTTACATATAGCCCTGCAAGTCAAGGATGGCCTTCATTCTACTCTTACAATCCTGATTGGATGATAGGAATGAATAACTATTTTTATTCTTTTAAAGGAGGTAATTTATATAGACATAGCGTAAATACTTTAAGAAATACATTTTATGCACAATGGTGCGCACAAAACGTACCTGCACTAGACCCTTTTTCACCAACAACACTTACGAGTGTTATAAATGACTTGCCTCTTGAAAACAAATTATTTAAGACAATGGATTTGGTGGGAGATGCACCTTGGTCTTCAACAATGACAACTGACTTACAATATACAGGGTTTATAGACCAAAATTGGTTTGAAAGAAAAGAAGCTACTTGGTTTGCATTTGTGAGAAATGATGGCTCTGTTCCTATGGGTGCACAAGAGTATCCATTAAGAAGTGTAAATGGAATAGGAAATAGTACAAGTGTTATTTTTACTGCAACTACAGCAACAATTAACTTTTCAATAAATCCTCTTATTGCTATAGGAACTATAATAAGTGTTGGAGATATTCTTTATTTTTCATCATCTGCAGTAGGTGCAGGGATTGTAACAAATGTTGTTCAAAACTATGTTGCAGGAAATAACTATATTGTTATAGATACTACGCCTACTTGGACTACTGTTATACCTTCACAAATAGAGTATTTCTTGTTTAGTAAGAACTCTGTTGCAGAATCTCACGGAGTATTGGGTCATTATTGTTTATTTGAATTATCAAATAACTACAATACTAAAGTAGAATTATTTGCTACTGAAAGCGAGTTAATGAAAAGTTTCCCTTAATTTTTTATATCTTTGTAATTAAATGGACTTTAACATTAGACCACTTAATAGCAATGATTACGACAACATTCTTCTTGAATGGTGGAAGGATTGGGGATGGGTAGCTCCTCCAAAAGATTTCTTACCCCAAAATGGAGAAGGTGGTATCATCATTTTAGATGGCGATGTTCCTATTTGTGCGGGATTTTTATATGCAACAAACTCAAATCTTTGTTGGGTTGATTGGATTATTTCAAATAGACAATATAGAAAAAAACCACATAGGACAGAGGCGATAAGGTTATTGTTAAAAAATTTAACAACGATGGCTACTAATTTGGGGTTTAAATATTCATATGCACTTATAAAACATAGACCACTCATTGAGAAGTATGAAGAGATTGGATATGTTAAGGGTGATAATTACCAAGTAGAAATGATAAAAAAATTATAATATGGCAGCATTAACATCAATAGCGGCAGGAATAGGTATAGCATCATCGTTAGGTGGCGCTGCAATGTCTTTTACTCAAGCAAACAAACAACAAAAACTTCAAGAAGAAGCAGAGGCAGAGGGATTAAAAGCAATGCTTCAAGCTCGTGGAAGACTTGATGTAAACTATATGAATGCGTTATCAGTTCAAAAAGAACCTTATGAACGACAAAGAGAAGCAATGATTGTTGGGGGCACACAGGCTACACAAACAGCTGCAGAGGGAGATACTAGAGGAGTTGCAGCAACTGCAGGTAGAGTTCAAATGGCTCAGAATGAAGCGCAAGGAGCGATAAGAACAGACATGGGCAAAGAACTTACTGACATTGAAAGATTAAAAGTTGCTGAAGAT